AACCTTACTTGGACCTTTCTTCTCTTCATCTAGATCTTTAACTTTCTTCTGTAGATCCATGAGTTTATCAGTCATGTCTGCTACCTGCTTCATGGCGTTTGTAGCAACCTCATATGCTCTTGGATGCCCTGACTCCTGTGCGACCTCTAACGCTCCCCTGACTGCCTCTTGACCTTGATCTATGAGACTATACAATTCTCCCCTAGTATACTCATAGTCCTTCTCCCTGTCCTCTGAGACATCTCTGATTTGATCTTTGCGTTTAGCACAACCATTTTCAGGTGTTTCAGATACTTCAAGATTAAGAAGTTCTTCCATATTAGTTTCTAAAGTCATAAGAAGTTCATCCCTTCATTAAATCCAAAATCATCATCAGCAGTTACAAGAGCGTCATCTGCAACTGTAATCTGACCATCCTGATTAATATCAGTCTTCGCTTTGGGTGTATATGTCAATTCAACATGACGCTTATTAACATTCTGATCACCAATAGTTTCAATGATCTTAGACTTACGAATAACGTCTGCCTTGGTGTAAGGACCGTAGATGTAAGACTTAGCAGTAAACTGCATTGAATAAGTTATACTTCGTCTGGTACTAAAATCATCTTCCCAATCATCATCAAAATCAACACTGTTTAAAACAACAGCAACATCTCTCGTTTCATTCATATCAGGAATGAACTTAAGACTCATGTTGAATGATGGTTGAAAGAAAGGTAATATCTGTTCTAATATCTGAAGGCCGTCATCTTGCGATTTACAAAGTATACCAACTTCAAATCCAATATTATAAGGTACAGGAACATATTGTACTTTCACCTGTTCTGCATTTGCTGTACTGCCAGCAGCAGGAATTGATGTTTTATATTTTTGAGTTGCAGGAGTTTTTCTTGAAGCATCATAATCAATACCTGTCATCTCAAAATAAATTCTTGGCATGGTAATTGCTACCTTCTTACCATCGGTAGGATTACCTTGAAGTCTATATAAAAACTTTTGCTTTGGACCATAAGCAAGAGGAACTTTCTCGGTCTCTAATACTTGTCCATCAACAACTTTCTTTAACTCAATATTGTTAAAGAGAGTACCAAATGATATAACAGTCTTCCTGACTGCTTGATTATAAAATTGTGTTCCTAACATCAGAAGCTACCTGTATAATTACCAAATTCACCAAAGGGATTCTTCTCACCCCAATCAATTAAATCATCTGCACCATCTTCAATTGCCTGATTTTGATCGTACTCTGTACTTTGATTATCAATAGTAGAGAATGTCCCTAATGTATATATGGCATTAGATTCAACCCCTCTAATCATGTCACCATCAATGAAGTTACCAGTACGGTTCATGACTTCAAGTGTATTTGTAACACCATTCCAATCAGCAACCTCAGCAATAGTAGCACTCATTAGATCATACATAGTTGCTTGACCACCACTAGTAGTAGTCTCCTCCCAAGCATTAATAATATACTTCACATTTGCAGAATCGTAATAGAAGAATCCAGGAGTAGTAGTTGCAGTAGTTCCATTGTATTGATAAACATAACTAATACGCTTATCTTCAAACTTCCAATAGAAATATTTTTTCTGTGTAGTTGTAGCAAACACAGGATCAAATGCACCAAGAGCAGTAACAGTGATTACCTTATTAGCAGAAGTCCAACTTCTTCCAGAACCTTGTTGTGTAAATCCACCTATAACAACATGCTCATCATTAAGGAACTGTACTGCTTCAGGTGGAGAATCAATTGTTATTGTTGGTAAATTAACAGGATCATAACCAGTACCACCATTTGCAATTGTAAGAGTTACCACTCCTCCATCTTGAATTGAAGTAGTAATCATACCACCAGTACCACTACCAACATTACCAAGAGTAACATTAGGTGGTGAATTATATCCAGTACCAGCAAGTGTTACAGTTGCTCCTGTAATAACACCACCAGAATCAACTGCTAATGTTCCTGTTGAAGTTTGTCTACTTGTAAGTCCAACATTAAGAGTAGTGATATTACTAAACTGCCTCTCTACATCATCAATATCATCAATACCTGTATCAAACTTATCAGCACCCTGCTCGTAAAGCTCAGCAGTTAGTTGATAGAAATACTGTTTACCTAACTGGAAAAAAGGATTCTCTCGTTCAACATACTTAATTTCATATAGATCCTCTGTCATTGGGAAGTAAATTAGATCTCCTTCATTAGGCCTTCCATCAACAGCAAGATTTAATGCAGGGTTAGCAGACTGTTCCCACCTTCTACGTGATACAACAAAGGTTATCTCATCAGTAATCCTAAGACCAAACTTACTTACAAACTCAGCACCAGCACCAAATCCCTCAACATTCACTAAGAACATTTCAATCATATAGCTCTGATTAAATTCAGATTGTATTATTTCTCCAAGTGTTTGATCCTTTAAATGTACTCTAGGAATATAAAACACATCAGATCCAAACAACTTGATTTGTTCATCAACCAAGTCTTGTACAAGATTCTGTTCGGTGGCAACACCACCATGTTGGGGGAAGTATACTTTTTTCATCCGATCATGTCAAATGGTGGTAATTCGTATGTGCTGCTAGACTCGTCTTCTATCTCAGCAATTTCCTTTTCCGCATCTTCAAAGATTTCTCTACCATTAATGGCAACTCCACCAGGAAGTTGGATACCATTAAACTTAATTAAGTTCTGACCCCACTGTCTCTTAATAAGAGCAGTAGTATATTTCTTTAAGAATACATCACTATACACTTGAGTATGTGTATCAGGATCTAATGCCCTATGACATTCAACAATAACATGCACATCCTCATTCATCATGTCCTCACCAACATCAAGATATAACCTATCTTGTCTCATGTTAAATCTAAATTGAACAAAAGCACCATTGTTAAGTACCATGTCCATAGTCTCCATCCAAGTCTTAACCATATAATAGTTAAGAAAGTCAAGAGAACCTACAGCATACAAATCATTCAAGAAGATCTGATACTCAATACCAAATAGATTGTTTCTAACTGCATTACTAGCAAGACCAAATACCTTAGTAACACCAACTACATCAGCAGGAAGATCAAGATACTTATCTCTTGTTTTCCACTCTGTAGTATTAGGTGCAGTTCCTAAAGTTGTTGTAGTGTCTTGTGTCTTAAACTTTGTCATGTCATCGGCAGTCAAGACATGCTTCATATATGAAAGCTCAACACCATCGTAATGACGCATACGATAGTATTGAAGAGCATCATCAATTGAGTCCTCTATCTGATCGTCATCTACATTGATCTCTAGGACTGGAAATCCCAACTTTCTTAAACAGTAATCCTTTAGTTGAGATCTACTGGCAGGTTCAGCCATACTATATACCTACTATTTTCCTTTAGGTATTTATTAATCTAACGAACGTCCATAGATTTAAACCAGAAATTACCATCCTTATTCCATCCACCATTATGGCAAGCTGGGTAATTAGTGTTACCACTATGATTAGGTGATATAGAATAACCCCAGTTATAGTGAGACATTCCATTATGTAAATTATTTGGTATTATACCCCATCTATGATAAGCATATGTTCCTTGTGTACCAGATGGTGTACCAGCTCCACCATTTCCACCATCAAGAGTTAAAGCGTCATGACATGTTCTATACCAGTTATTACCAGATAAATTATCACTATAACTATTTGTCTCATCTCTATGAGGAAGTGCTGGAAGATAATCAGCATTACCGTCTACACTATGAAAGAAATTAACATAAGTTGATCCACTATACTGGATTCTGTAACATGCTACTCCACCAGGTGATCTTGCAGCGATAACACATGCTTGTATATAATCTCTTCCCATGTTTCCCCAAGTGTCAGCACTTTGGTTAGTAGCACTCATAGTACTACTAGCAGCATTAAACTTAGGTTGTGAGTTGCTTTCAGATGATGTTGGAGAATCTTGCCAATGCACTGTCCATGTACTTCCAGCTCCAATGTATGATAGCATCTGCCATCCACCACCATAATTGGTCATATCACACCATAATTCCTTAGCAGGTTGGCTATTATATTGTGGTTGTATCCAATAATAACCATCAGGAGCACTTGGGTCAGCATTCTTAATTTCCCAAGCACTATATGCTGGTACTGCTTGAGATCCAAGTTCAGTACCACCAGAAGCACTATATCTATGTCCTATTGGAGCTCCACCTCCACGTGTTTGCATAAATGGCATTTTTTTTATTCCTCTAGTTTTTTATCAATCATGGAACTTATTGAATGATCCAAATATTGTCCATGCAGCATTGGCAGTCTTGAATACCGTGAATGTATAAACACTATATCCATTAGCTTGTCCATCACCAGCAGTAGGTGCAGCACCACCAGCCCATTGAATAGAACTGAATACGTTAACACCATCAATCTGTAAACCGCCCATAACATGAACTGTTCCTCCATGTGGAATCATGAAAGCAGTTGTTAGTGCTTCACCAGCAGTCAGCATAGTATTTAAACTAGTACCAGCATTTCCTCTAAGATTAAATGTCCAGTTCTGTGAAGTATTTGTAGTATATAATCTTAGTGCTTTATCAACCAAGTCAATGGCATGAGTAGTATTCAATGCCGTTGTCATTGTTTTAAACTTCTCTACCACCTCATTTGTTGTTATTCTACTACATTCAAGATTGCCAAGATCTAGCGGAACGGAACCAGTAAAGGTTAAGTTACCAGCAGTAGATCCTGTGTCAGTTGTATAATTAACAATAAATTTGTTTTCTGATTCATCAAATCCAAAGAATACATTATCATCATTACCACGTTCAATAACAATACCAGTATCATTTGAAGCATTACCAGTAGTACCATTTGCTAATTCTATTAGACCATCTGTAATAGTTGAGTTAGTAGTGTTAAGAGTTGTTGTTGTACCATTAACTGTCATGTCACCAGTGACAGTTAAATCATTTGTTACAGTTAAGTTATTTCCAATTGTTACATCATTAGGAAGTCCAACTGTTAATGTCTGGTTAGAAGCAGATGTTTCAATTTCATTTGCTGTACCACCAATAGTAAGTGATTGAGAACCAGTAGAAACAGTACCAGTACCAGTACCACCAGCAATATTCAGATTTGTTGAAGCATTTCCACCACCTATTTGAGCATCAACATAAGTCTTAACAGCTTTCTGTGTAGGAACTTTTTCATCTGAGTTCTGTGCAAGAGTTCCATCTATTGAGAACTCATTGATCATAGCACCCAACTGAGCACCAACAGCACCAAGTTGTAATTCATCAAGACCAGATAAGTTGAATGAATTAGCATTCAATGTTGATTTACCAGTTGCCTGTTCAATCTTAAAGTAATTACCAACTGAGAAGTTACCATCTTGGTCAGTAGATACGTAGTAAACACGACCTGGACGTTGCTCTTTGATTTCGTTAGCAGCGATATTAGGTGAAAGTGGAAGATAAGGCCAGTTTGTGTTTGCCCTATTTCCTGTACCAACATCTAGGAAGTCGTGTGCAGTTAGACGAACCTGTGAATATCTGTAACGAATCTTGAATGATTGTCCATCTCCACAAGCAACACTCTTTTCATCAGCAAGGTTAATGATTGTTATACCAGTTGTGTCAGCAGCAGCTGCACTCAACTTCATCATCTCACTACCAATCTTGATATAGTCATTTGCTTTGAATGAAATTCCTGCTTGAGCAACACGAATGAAAGTTTGTGAAGAATTAAAGTCTTCAATAACTTCATCTTTTGAAGCAACCTTAGTACCAAGAACCTGAATAGCAGCACCAGAAGTATGAGAAGCAGCAGTAGTACCTTCTTGAGCACGAGTAACAGTAACTGTATCTGTGTCAACAAATCCTGAAATCTTCATCAACTCGTTTCCAATAACAAGGAAACCGTTCTGTACCATACCTGTAATAGCACTAACGTCAACATCAGTATCAGATGTATTAATTGTGTTAGTTAAGGTAGGTGATTGTCCAGCATCAGGGAAATATGCAACAACATCAGTACCATTACCAGTAGCGGCTGTTGATGCTAATGCTGCTCTAGCAACTGTTAATGAACCTCTTCCATCGTTTGCTGCATAACTAGAACTAGAGATAACGAATGATCCAGCATCATTGTTAGATCCGTTATCAATCATTTCAACAGAACCACCTTGGTCTGGAGCAGCACTAAGGCCTTCAAGTGTTAATAAGAATCCTTTCTGTCCACTAACAGCACCACTAGCTTTAGTTGTGTGAGTTGCACCACTAGCAGTTACAGAGTTTGGTGCTGGATTACCAATACCAGTAATTAGTTCACCATCTGCAAAGGTTCCTTTTATTGGGAAGTAGAAAATATAATTTGTAGATGCAAGTTGGTTGCTTATAATTTGACCAATAGCACCTGAGGTACTACCTTGAATTCTTTCAAGATTTGCAAATGCAGTTCCGTTATTTGTTCCAGATGGATTAACTTCAAGACGTAAACCATTAACAGTACCGTTAAGAGTTGCCTCGTTAGAATCAAATCCTCTAGAAATACAACCGTACTTACCATAAGATGAGTTACCAGATACAGCACGAATTCTACCACCACCAGTTGAGGTGTAAGAAATATGTGCGTAGTATGTGAATGAGGATACAACTTCAAGTGCTGCTGTATTCCTACACCAGAACCCTACACCGCCCTCTAAGACCTGTGTATAGGCATCAGAGCAGAAAGACTTAAATGAAGGGGTTGCAGACCCGTCAAAGTGTGCGTGAGCATCTCCATCAATCAATGCACCAACAGCAGCACCACCTATAGCAGAACAGTTCTGAACATAAGGTGATTTAGTAATTGGGGAAGCAGGGTCAAGTCTGAAGTATACACCCTTAACAGTAGCAGCCTCTATATCCTGATCATCAGCACCAGCAACAAAACCAGTCATTCCTTCCATTACAAGATCTCTGATGATCGTATGATCACCAAGAATCATCATTGATGAATGAGCGTTAGTAACAGTACCAACAGCAGTAACTGCTTTACCTGAATTAGTTTCAGTAGTACCACTCATATTGCTGTTAGCAATTGCTGTTGTAACAATACCACCTAAAGTAGTTAAAGTAGAAACAACTGTAGGACACTTTGGATTAGCAGTATCTGCTGTACCAGTATACGATGTCTGGAATAAACTGTTTCCAGTAGATATGGTAGTATTAACATTTCTAAGTACATCAGTACCGATTGTAACAATGTAATTTGCTAATGCAGTATCCTGTGTATTATTACCAGTGATTGCAGTACCACCAATTAAAGCATTAGCATATGCAAATACTTTATTGTTAGCACCATGCTTAACATTATAAGCAATAGCAGCAACCAATTCCTCTAAGCGAGTCTTAACAGTTGCTTCTACACCACTAACAGCACCTACGTTTGCTACATGACGATGGTATGCTTCTGAAGCAATGAATGCTTTGTTAGAAGTAAGTAAATCTGAACCATCTGCATGTTTATTATCGGTAATATCAACATAGTGGTCGCTAGTAGTCCATGACCCACCTGTTAAAGGAAGAATTGAAACCTTATTTGTACGATTAGATGTAAGTACCTTAGCAGTTTTTGTACCAGCAAGGTTTGTAACTACTTCACCCAATTTTATTTGAGTTAAGTTAGATCCAAGAGTTAAATCTAATTGATCTGAATCACCAGTCTTTGCCTTAACTATTGTAGTTCTTAAGTTATCACCAATAACAGAAACATATGCAGGAACATGAATAGGAAGACTTTCTTCGTAAACACCTGCTTTAACATAAAGAGTTATTGGGTTTGTTGCAGATGGTTTAGCAGCTCCAGTTAATGCTGAAATATAATCTGTGGCATATCTAATACTACCAAATCCTCTAGAAATTTGCTTACCACTATTTGTATCAGCACCTTCTTTAGTAACATAATAAACAGGTGCAGATGTATTATTTGTCTCCCATCTTGGTAGAAGTGGAGAACCACCAACTGTTAAAACTTGTCCACTTGCTTGTGCTTGTTCAGCAGCAGTACCAGTTGCTCCAGCTGGAAGACCCAATCTAGCAATAGTACCAGCAGACTGATAAAGCATGTCACCAGTTGTGGTCAACACCTGAGCAGCAGAACCACCCTGTGCTATGTAATTCCAGTATACTCCACCAGTATCATTTTCTGGTGCTTGATTTGAATGAGCTAATATACAAATATAAGAGTTGGAAGTTCTGTTTACAACATCACCTATTTTGTAGGTAGTAGCAGATGCCCAGTTTCCAGTCCAGTTAAATCCTTCAGAAAGAAGACTCCAGTTAGCAGAAACTGTTGGAGCAGTACCAGCAGCCGCTGTTACTGTCATTACATAACTGTTACCACCGTATCTAACAACATCACCTGGTTTGTATGTTGTACCAGAAGCCCATGCACCTTGAGCAGAAAAACCAACTGTCAATACTGCCCAATTAGTTGTATCGGCATTTGGTGTGTCAGTTGATGAGTGATTAGTTTTGGCAGAATAACTATAACCACCATAATTTACAACGTCACCAGTTTGATACATGGTACTTGCGACCCATGAATCTTCATACTTAAGACCTTCTAAGTAGATAGTTGTGTTAGTACTAGCAAAAGTTGCAGCAGATGTAAATCCAGCAGTAACACGATATTGTGTATTACCATACTTGAAAACATCATTTACTTTGTACCAAGTAGAGGCAGCCCAAGCTCCCTTGTTGTCTATACCTTCAACATGTATAGACCACTTTGCAGCATCGGATGAATAGAATAAATTCTCATTCGCTGCTGATGTATGGTTAGTTGTGCAAACATATGTGTTTCCACCGTACTTGACGATATCGTCAATGACATAAGCAGTGCCAGTCGCCCATGCTCCTTGCCACTTAAACTTTAGTCTGCCGAGTCTAAAATCTGCCATTTGTTAAATTCCTACTTAGGTCCGTTAGTTGTATGATCATATGATTTATTTAGCCTTGCGACTAAGTAACCCTCATCGTCAATGAAATAGGTTAAATTTCTAAAATCAAATCTGTATTGTTGATACTTATCAGCATCATGAGTATGATATGTTTTTGCTCCAGCTGGAGTAGCTACATAGTCTCCTCCACCAAGAAAATCTTCATATTCCCCACCATCGGTTCTATGAAAATCAAATACTACATCTTCTGTAGATTTTGCATTTGTATAATGAAGCATTCCGTCCTTCTCTCTACGAAGAGCATGAACGGTAAAATCGTTTGCTTGATCAACAGCTCTACCTGTTGCTGCATTTGAACTAAGATATAATGCCATTACGTTAAAATCCTCCAGTAAGTACCATCCCAAACAAATTGAGCATATGCTCCAGAAATATCAAGAACAAAAGTGGTGTCCTCACTTCCAAAAATATTCAGAAACTTTTGATTACCACTAGCTGTTAAAGTAACAGTATTTATTGCCCAAGTTGATTTAAAATCAACTACCTCTAGCATATCTCCTATATGGGGAACAACACCACTAGATTCATAAGGCATTGTTAATGTTATAGCAGCAGATGATGTATCTCGAAGATATCTAAGACCACATCTCAATGCACCATTAGCACTAACAACTTCCCAACGAGATCTTTGGAGTTCAAAACCTCCAACATCATTACCGTCATGTATGACGGCAACATTCTTATCGGTATCTACTGTAATCTCAGCATTTGCTCCCGTAAACTGAGAATGTTCAGAGGTAGTACCCTTTCTA